AATGAACGATCTCCAGCTAATTTTAGAGTTCTTCCTCTAAAAGCAACTTCAACAGGAGTTACATTAGAAGCTGGGAGTGCTGCTGCCTTTACAAGAAATCTAGATTTATCTAGAACATTAGCATCAACACCAACTGCTGCTGGAAATGCTAACTCAACTTCAAAAAGATTACTTCTTGTACCACCACCTGCTAGTTTGCTTTTAAAATCTGTAATCTTCCTTAAAGGAATATTATTGATTTGATTTCTGGTTGCCATAGTTTTTAAACCTCTAGGTTAATTAAAAGTTTCCGATTACTTCTTCAAAATCAACACCAGTCTTGGTGGCAACAAAGGTAAGACCAATGAAGTTGATTGATCTTGCTGGTTTGATATAAATGTCAGCGACAAATTCATTATTGTCAATTACAGCAGCGGTGTTATTTGTTTCATCGCAAACAACAACGTAATCAAAAATACCTCTCTTTGCTTGAACATCACGAAGGAAAGGTTCAACTGTATTTACAAAATTTGTTCTTGTAATTTCATCATTAAATTCAAAAAGTTGATCTCTTGCTGCTTTAGAAATCGCATTTTCAAGATAAACAAATAGGCGACGAACGTTAATTCGGTCAAACGCGGACGCTTTTGCTAGACCAGTTTTATCGCCAAAAAGAACAATTCCAGATCCAGGTGAGAAGATAACTGGATTAATTCTATTGCTATACAAACGATCTCTTTGTGATTTGGAAGGATTATATGCTAATTTTACTGCATTTAAAATTGCACCTCTCGTTGTTCCTGCTGGTGAATACCATGGGAAGTTATTGATATCATTGCGAGCACATAGACCCGCAAGATCTCCATTCATAGGTACATATCTAAATGTATCACTAAATCTATCATACATGTACTTATAACCACTATCAAATACTGCATAAGATGAAGAAGTAATTGGAGAATAAAAACTAATTACATTATCAGTGATTGCTGAAGTTGAGTTTACAGTCGCTGATGTCTGACTTGATGTATCAGTAATTGCAGCAGCTCTATATGGAGAAATAAATGCAACTGCATCTTTTCTCAATTCGGCAACAGAAATTAGTTTATTTGCGAGTGCTTGTGTAGTAGAAATATCATACGCTGCAGAACCCATCAATAAGAAATCAACTGTGTAATTATCTGTATTTTCAAATAGATCATATCCAGAAGAAAGACTTCCAAGTGATGCACTTAAAGCTCCAGTAGTGGATATTCCAACTAGACCATGATAATCTTTACCACCATTTAATGTGTAAGTTGATGATCCATTTGCTGAGAAAACGGCACCATCTGCTTCTTGATCCCATCCAACATCGGACGCTAACGTAAATGCAGTTGTAAATCCAGTTGTAACAATCCCTGCAGGAGCAGATCCACCAAATACATAGCTGGAATTATTTGCCAGATACTTTCTCCAATAAGAAGGATTTCCTACAGAGAACTGTGCATCTGTTGCTTTTGAAAGTGCCAAATGCTTCTCTAAGATCGTCCCAGCATTTCCAGTTACTGTTCCTAAAGCATCAATCACAACAATATGAAGTTCATCGTTCTTTGCATTTCTTGCGGCAGCATATGCTGAAGTTCCTGGTCTTGGAGCAACATTATTCCAACTAATTGTTGAAGTGCTAGTTAATCCTAGAGTTTGCTGATCAAACCAGTCTAGTCTTGAAGCAAATGATCGAGCAGTTATGACTCCAGCGCCAGTTCCAGATGCATTAAAGTTAACTGCTGAAGTGCTAAAGGCATATACGCCAGATGGTTGATACTCTACAAAAGTTTCAGTATTGCCACTTGAAACTTGAGAAACAATCTTCACATCTATTGAACTTGCACCAACTCCAGTGACAACACCTTTTAGATATCCATCTAAAATAGTGGTTGTGCCTGCTCCTGGAAGAGTTGCACTAAAAGTTTGAGTTATACCTAAACCAACCGTAATAGATGCTGTCGCAATACCAGTTAAAGTTTGATCTGCTCTACCATCAATGATTGCCACTTTAATACCATTTGCCCAAGATCCTGGGTTTTTGGCGGCAAAGGTAACACCAGTGATTGTATTTTCGTTGTATCCCAATGCTCCATAATGATCAAGGCTCTTAATTCTAATGCTATTGCCAGAACCTACGAATGCGTTAGTTAAGTCTACATCGTCTGCTCTTACAACTCTCAAAGATCCACCATATGCAAGATATGATGAACAAACTAACCAATCTTCATACTGTTTGTCTGTATTTTGTGGTTCCCCAAAAGTCTCAAGAAGTTGATTCTCATTTTCAATTAAAATTGGGACTTCAACTGGTCCCTTGACAAAAGGAGCAACAATTGCACCAACTTTATCGGATGATGGAGTTACTCTACCTGTTGTTAAATCAACTTCTCTTACTACAAGTCCAGGAGATGCTAAATTTAGCGGCATCTTTATTCTCCTACAAGTCCAGAATTATTCTAGAAATATTTATTAAAAAGACTATCTTGATTGGGGAAACGATCCATGAACAACTTTACCAGTCAGGATATGACCATTCTACAATCTTTCCCTTTCTTTTACTAATGATCCTTTTTTTAGTACATTCCTTACATTCATATGAATATGCTGAAGGAAATGCTCCTCTACCTTTACGTGTTAGGTAAAAATCTTCTATTAAATTTTTTACTTGAAAACAAACTCTACATTTTCTATCTAAAAATAAAATATGTTCAAGTTCTATCTGATCATCTAAATCCACTATCGATATTCCCACATATAAGATCTATCTCCATATTCATCTACATTCCAAATATCTTGCGTTTGAATTTTATTACTGTCCGTCGCAGACATCCATCGATCACCTGTTCCATTTTCAATAAATTCTTCCATTTCATCCAAACCATCTGATATAAACCCGAATGGAGCCATGTCCTGCTCTATTTGATTTTTTTGTTCCTCATAGATTCTTTTACGAACATCATTGTCCGTCATCTCTTTAAAGTAATCTTGAGCAACTAGCCAAGAGAAAATAACAAGGCACATTGCAAGGTCGTCATTACAACCTTCCTCTGCTTCAAATGAGTTATGGCGTTGTGCAAATGTTGTAAGTTCTGAAATAATATCATAATCGACCGTTAATAATTTGTCGTCTTCTAATAGTGTTTTTAAGTTTGAGCATCCAAGTTTTTTGACTGCTGCAGTCATTCTTACGCCAAGTTGTGATTTTTTGCCACTAAATCCAGATCCGACTATTTGACCGGCACGACCACGCATGGCACACATTAAAACATTATCATATTCTAAATCAAAATGTAGTATATTCGCTACTTGATCGCCAATATCATTAACTTCAATTAATAACCAAGCGTCATTGTATCCTTTTGCTACTTCATGAATGATGCTTGGGAAAAGCATTGGTTTAATTTCATTATTTCGATATTTTGCTACGACCTTATATGGAAAGTTCGTGATATCAAAAACTATAAATGCTGAATAATCATTACCTAAACCACGAGCAACGTCAACTGTAATTAGATAATTATTTTCTTCTTTTGGATGTTCATAGACATCTAGACCAGCATTTCTTTTTATCGGATCATCATAAGCAAGATTGCGAAGTTTTGATGCATTAATAAGAGTATTAACAGATCCTAAAAATTCGCATTCAAACTCAACCTTAAACTGCTGTTCACTTGTGTTTGCAATCGTCTGCTCCTTCCATACTTGGTCTCTGCCAGGTACTTCAGACCAATGGACATCTGTAGGTACATATTCGTTCTTGCCTCGCTCAGAGTCATGCCACATGCGGTAGAAGTGATTCATACCGCGTGGCGTAGATACGATAATTACCTTTGTGCTTTGACCAGAAGAAATAGTAGGATAAACAGAGGCAAAGAAGTCATCAGCAATGTGATTCGGGATGAAAGCGAACTCGTCAAGAAAGATGACATTATAGGATCCGCCTCGGACAGCAGATGAAGAAGTAGAGTTAGATGAAATCTTGGAGCCATTTTCTAATTCTAAACTACCTTTGTTCCAGGATATAATACCCTGCTGCATCCACTTTGGTAGATTCTCATAAGCAAGTTGTAATCTTCCAAGCAGATCTCTAGCAGTGGATGCTTTGTTTGCTAGAATAGCTATATTAACATTATCATTGAATACTGCATAATGTAACAAATATGAAACAACTGTCGTTGACTTACCCGTCTGACGGGGCATTTTGCAGATATTAAATCTATTTTCATGGAAGTTTCTTACAAGTTTCTCTTGAAATGGATACATCTCAAAAGGAACAAGACCGTGGTCTAGAGAAACAATTTTAATATAATTCTTTGCGAAATATACGGGGTCTTCCTTACACTTTAAGAACTCAATGATTTGTTCTTCAGTGAATTGAATTTGTGTATTTGCTTTTTTTAAATTGGGATTGCCAAGATATACATTATCAGACATAAAAATTACCTCTGTTCAATCCAGTTCAATACTGCAAGTGCTGCTTTGTTAGTATTGGGAGATGCACAAGCAAGAGTATAAGTATCACTAATTGTTCCAATACCACTTCTACCTATCTGAAGGGCTGCTTTATCATCAATATTAATCAATGCTGCACCACCACCAACAACAAATCCATTTAACAAAGTAGATCCACCAGTCGTTGCAGTTTCAGTAATATTATATTGCATAAAAGAGTTTGGATCTGGATGATCTACCCAAGTTCCACCTGTATTTGTTGCATTCTCAATAAGTTTCCAATAAACATTCGTATTATCATTCGTTGCTGCCTGCAATGATCTCAAAAGCATCACACCAGTTAAATTAGTACTCTTCAAACGAATACTTACAATTGGATAAAATGTATTTGCAGATGTCATCGTTGTTCCCGTGATGGGATTTGCAATACTCAAAAGAGTTCCAAGTTTTTCTGGTTCTCCTTCCTGAATCAGAGAATTAGAACCTTGATAAAGATAATGGGTTCCTGCAACACCAGTTATGTTCTCAATTTCAAGACGAATGGGAAGGAATGGAGTAGAACACCAAACCTTATCATTAATGTTTGAGTTATAAAAGGTATGACTCTTAACAGTTTCGCCTGCCATTAACCAAGCAAAATCTACAGTTCCTGCACCATACCACTCATAATTAATAGAAATCATTTGTTGTTTTGTTGGGTCTGCAGTTATACCAGTCCAACCATTACCATCAAACTTTTCACCATTCCAGTTATCTCTACCTACTGCTATTTCTGTAGTGATACCAGATGTAGATGTGCGAATTACATATGAATATGTTCCCCCATTATCCTCAAAGTATGCACCATTATAATCATCAAACAATCCAAATCTTCTACGAATACCTACCTGTGGAGTATCAAGACGAATTGCAAATGCGAGTGTTGCTGGTCTTCCAGGAATGTATCTCATCACATTCTTGGTTTGCCTGATGACTTTACTACCCATAGTAGAACCAACTTGCATGATTATATTACTAGCAGAAACATTATGAGTTGCAGTTCCAACTCCAACGATTCTCTCATCCCAAACATCAGTTTCTTTACCATACTGGAAGGTATTAAAGAAAACTGTTTGGAACGGAGCAACTTTTAATCTGTTGTTATTAGAAAACTGAGGTCTCCAGTCTGTCTGGTTTCCCCAGTGATCTGCGATATTGAAAACTTCAAATAAAGACCTTTCCTGATTTAGGAAGTCTTGTTCGTTTTTATTCCACTGAGCCATTATCAATCACTCCAAGATAATCTTTCTGGTCTATATCTTTCTGCGTTTTTAACTTTTATAGAAGTAGATTCTGCCGGATAAATGTTATGAACAATTGCTCCAGGATATTCTTTTTGCAATTGTTCCGCAAGTTGATTTTTATCCATCATCTTACCTTCAACTTCCATACGATATAATCTTCCTTGCCAAACTACATCTGCAAGAAAGGATTCACTTGTTGTCTCTGGTTGAGATGCATTCATATAAAGATTGCCATTGAAATCTCCAGCAATATTGACACTTTCAGAAATAAACTGCTTGAAACTTTTCATTATCTGCACCTCCAGCGACGTAATGCTCTGTTGATTCTTGAATCTGGATCTCTCGCGGTTTCTGCAGAAGTAAGTTTATCTTTCATGCCTTTCATACGACGGCAGAAGTTAGCACGGCGTTTCGCTCTTTTACCTTTTGGTTTCTTTTCTGTCACTGCAGTCTGAAGTTTTGATCCAGGATTTTCACGACGGTATGCTTTTACTGCAGCTGGACTCAATCCATCAGTCTTATCTCGACGATTTACTTTTTGCCAATCCTCGGATAATCCAAAATCTGCTCTCCAGTTAGAATATTCAACTAGATCACCTTCTGGTTCATAGTGTGCATTTTGAAGAGGTGGTAATTTTGCACCAGTTGGTTTTGGTTCTTGTCCTTTAGGAAATATTCTTTTACCCCTTTCTTTGGGAAGAATTGGACCACTCTCAACACTTTCAGATTTCATTTCACCACTATCTACATAATCTGCTGCAGTATCAATATAATCTGCTGCTTTAGTAATTTTTGATTGAACCCACGCTTCAATATTACCTTCGCCTTTCATTTTTTTACGAAGTCTCTTTGCAGCAGAGATGATTGTGGAAAGTTCCGAACGAGCCATTGAATACTCGTGGTCATATGATTCTGGGAAATTGCCAGGATGAACCGTAGCAATATTGTATTTTAATTGATTGGTTGTGAGTGCCGATGGAATTGAGAACATATCCCAATACTTTGGACCATATTTGCATTCTCTACGGGTTTCATCTTTTTGACACTTGGGACAATATCTAATCATTTCCGTTTCCTCATTTGCTTTTACACAGCGATTATAAGTTTTACCAAAAAGTGTTTGAGTTCCTTCCTTTTTATATCCCTTCCAACATTTTTTTGCTTCGTCAATAATTGCTTCTTCAGACTTTGTTCCCCAATTATCGGCACCAACCTTACGGCATTTAACAAGTGCTCCTGATGCATAAGCACTTGGCCAAATTTTATATCTACTTTTTACTTTATGATAACAAGCATCCTTTTCACCTTCTTTTTCTTGAATGTATTCTTCCTTTGACACGATTTTTGCGGCTCCTGATCTGTTTGGATTTGGATCTTCTCTACGTTTTTTAGCAGCTCTTTTATTTCTCTCTTCTTTACTCATATTTTTACGATCATCGGGATCGCGGCAGAATGGTTTTGTTGTTTGCCCTGGTTGTTTAGCGCATGGTTTTCCATCATATTTACCACCTGCTTGAACCCAACCACCATCATCAAACCATTTCTTCAAATTGTAATTTTTAGATTTTGCTCCAACACCGTCTGTCGCCTCTTTTACATCTTTGAATTTTTTATGATGCTTTTTAGCATCTGCTTCCATTTTTTTCAAGCGAGTATAATAATCTGGAATTTCATCAAGATGTTGGAGGGCAATATCAGTTGCCAAGACTTTATCTTTGGTATGCTCATGTTCAATAGGAATTCCCATTTCAAGTTGATTTCTCACAAAAGAAACATCAAGACGATGCTTCTTTGCAATCTGTTCAACTGATTTATGGGGTTTAAGTTTATCCAAGACAATATATTTCTATTCTTTATTATTTAGAAAACCTTGCTTGAGTAATTTTGAAAGATCCGAAGTAGATCCGACGAAGACTGCATTATTAGTAACATTATTTGTAGTTTTAGTATTGTCTTCTTCAACATCTTTTAATTTTTTTTGAAGATCAATTAATTTATCAGTGACATCTCCAACACTTTTTATGAGTTGTCCAGCAACCTCATATGCTCTTGGACTTCCTCCTTCACCAGCAAGTTCCATTATTCCATTAATTGCTTCTTGACCTTTTTCAATCAAAGAATATAAATTTGCACGAGTATATTCATAATCTTTTTTTATATCATCTGATTTAACGGGAGTAATATTTAGATCATTAATAGATTTATCTACCTCAACAATTTTACTTTCCACATTTAATGTTGAATCTAATTTATCATAATTATTTTTCATAATTTATTAAATATCGGATTGTTGAGTTGGACTGTAAGTTTTAGAATCATCAAAATTTAACCATTCTTCTGTAAATCCAAAATCATCATCTGCTTGTGCATCAATTGGATCTGGCACAACAGTATATCTCATTTCCCTCTTTGCAGTTTGTGTATCTGTGCTATTATACATATCTACTTGAACTTTACGAATCAGTCCATCGGTTGTATCAGCAATAGGACCAAACAGATAAGTTTTTGCAGTAAAGTTAAAAGTATAAATTAAAACCCTTCTTGTCGAAAAATCTCCTTCATAATCATCTGTAAATGATACATTATCTAAAACAACTGCTATATCTCTTTTTTCTCCAATAGAGTCTACTAGATCAACTGTAAGATTGAATGCTGGTTGAAAATAAGGTAGAATTTGCTCCACAATTTGCAATGCATCATCTTGCAGTTTACTCATTACCGAAAGTTGAAATCCAATATTGTATGGAACTGGTAAAAATACTTTTTTAAGATTACTTCCATCTATTGCTTTAAAAGATTGAGTGACATTTGCTTTTCTTGTAGGATCGTAAGCAATTGATGTCATTTCAAATGATAATCTTGGTAATGTAATTGCTACTGGTTTATTCAATTCGGCTTGCTGTTGCAATCTAGCAAGAAATTTTTGCATAGGACCATATGCCAAAGGAACACGCATTTCATTGTAGGTGCTTCCATTTTCATCTAAATGTTTGATATAAATTTGATTAAAAAGAGTTCCAAAAGCAATAATTGTCTTTCTAATAATTTGATGATAATAATAAGTTCCTAACATTAGTAATTACCGAATGGATTTGATTCTGAAAAATCGACAATAAGATCTGCCTCTTCTTCAATTTGGTCATTATCTTCATATTTATCACTAAATTTAGATTCTTCAACATAATCTAGAGAATATGTTGCATTAGATGTTTCTCCCACAATTATATCTCCAGGAACAAAAGTTCCATCTGTTGTGCCAACCTTAAGAACATTGGTAACAGAATTCCAAGTCTTCACTCTTCCAGAAGCACCTGAAATTGATCCATTAACCACTTCATTAAATACAAATGTTCCAATCCCAGTGATTAAAGGTGGTGGGGATATTGTGGCGGTAGGAGTTGTTGTATATCCAATACCAGCATCCGAAAGTAAAACTCCAGTGACGATTCCAGTTTCTGCGATTGAAACTCTACCAACTGCTGTCACAGCTAATCCTGCAGTAGGGGAACTGAACGAAATTGTTGGTGATGTTGGATATCCAGATCCAAGTGCTGTAGATGCAATACTTACGCTGGATATTCCAGAGTATCCAGTGACAAGAACACAAGTTATTGCAACTCCAGATCCTCCTCCACCAGTGATTGCTATTCCTGGCGAAACTGTATATCCTGCTCCGGCATTTACTAATAAAATTTCTTTAATGGAATGAACTCCATTAATAGAAGTGGTAATAGCAACAGCTTGAGCATTTTTACCACCAGAAGGTGCTGTAGAAATAGATACAGTTGGAGTAGAAGTGTAATCATATCCATCATTTAATATTACTATTTTTCTAATGTATCCTGAATCTACTGTTGCTGTTGCAAGAGCTTGCGTTCCAACAGATATGAGTTGCAACTTAGTAATATATCCAACATTTTCTAATAAAGTATCAATTTCTTCTTCACTTGTATTAATATTGCTCCATCCTCCCATTTCATCCTCGTACTGGAATAATTCACATTTAAGTTCATAAACATAGGTTTTTCCAAGTTGATAAAATGGTTGCTCATGTTCTACAAATTTGACTTCAAATATTCTTTGACCTAAAGGAAAATAGATAATATCACCCTCTCTTGGTCTAGTACTAATTTCTGATGCTGCTTGCTCATCATTTGTTATAAATGGAGATATAAAGTCCTCAAATCTTTCTTTTGAAATGATTAAATTTAATTCATCTTTTAAATTCATTCCAAATTTTGTTAAAATATCTCCTTGACCACTATATCCCTCATAGTTATTGACATATGCTTCGATAGCAAAATTATCATCAAATTTAGAAGTTGTGACTTCTCTTATTATAGTTTCTTTTCGAACAAATTTTCTGGGTATGTATACAACTTCAACCCCATAAATTTTCAATTGTTCATTAATTAAACTTTGAACAAGTCTCTGCTCACTTGGGGATCCTTGTAGAAAAAATGGATTAAGTGCCATATTATCCTATGAAATCGTAAGGTGGTAATTCATAATCCATAGACATTCTTTGCCTAATGCTTTCTATTTCCCTTTCGGCATCCTCATACAATTCCCTACCATTTAATTCAATACCACCTGGTAGTTTAACTCCTCTAAATTTAATTAAATTTTGCCCCCATTGTCGTTTCATTAAAGCTGTTAAATATTTTTTCAAAAAACTATCGTTATAAACTTTAGTAAAATCATTTGGATCTAGAATCCTATAGCAATCAATTATAAGATACGTATCTTTAGATTTTGCACCCCACTCAATATCTAGATATAATCTATTTTGCCTCTTGTTATATCTTATTTGTTTATCGGTTGTCAGCAAAAAGTCAATATCTTCCAAATAAGTTTTTACCATTGCATATTGCAAAAGTTCAACGGAATTGAAGTAATATAAATCATTTAAAAATAATTGATATTTAATACTAAACATTCCACCAGAAATTGAACTCGTATCAAATTTAAAAACTTTTTCAATACCAATTACGGAATCTGGAATTTGAATAAAATTTGATGACTCATAAAAATTAAAAGAAGTTGTTCCGATACCAGAAATATTTGCAGATCCTGTTGTGGTAACAATTCCAACTCCATTTGGTGCTTGAGCACGCCCCCTATTCAAATCTTCTTCAGTAATTTTATATTTTAAATACATTCTCTCGACACCATCAAAGTGTCTTTCCTGAAAATATTGCAATGCATCATCAACCATGTCATCAATTTGATCATCATCCAAGTTAATCTCAAGAATAGGAGCTCCTAGTCTTCTTAAACAATAATCGACAAGTTCTTGTCTAGTTGTTGGTTTTGACATTAATAGGATCCTCCATCTATTACACTTGTCCAGGTTGGAATACCATTATCATCTGTTGTTAGTATATAGTTTGTATAAGTTATTGCGGAACTTGTTGCTCCAGTTGATACCATTAATCCATTAGGATTAAAATATGCAATTCCACTAGTATATGAAGGAACATAATAAAAAGAACCAGTTACAGTAGATACACCTACATTTAAATTTGTTGTGGTTGTAAAACCGGTGATATTTGCATTTGTCGCATTAAATTCATCAAATGTAAGATCATTTGAAACATTTAAGTTTCCTGTAATATATACATCATTGTAAAAAGTGGCGACACCGACGAATGTGGAGAGTCCACTAACATTCAATGCAGTTACGGATGCTATGCCTCCTACTACATTAGTTGCCTCTACCGCATTAGCGAGACCAGAGTTGCTAGAAACAATTTTTATTCCGTTTTGTTGACCAACTCTGACTCTAATGTCTGCCATTACTTAGTAACTCCCTCTGTTACTAGAACCATTCCTTCTATAACTCTATTTTTAATATTACCACTTGTAATCAAAATATCATAAACATATCTTCCTGGTTTTAAATTTGCTGTTTGACTGCTAGTTAAAGAAATGGTAACTTTTCCTGCAGTTGCTGGACTTTCAATTGTACATGTAAAACTTGTGGAAGAAGAACTGCCTGCCCATTTTCTCATTTGAGCTGCAGCGGTGTATCCTGTTAAGCTTAATGGTGCATTTGTGGCAGTATCTTCCAGGTTAAAAGTTTGTGAAAACGTAGCACCAGCATTAATAATTAGATTACTTACATATACTGCCGCCATTTATTTTTTAAGCTCTACTTCTTATTTATACTTAGAGTTTTGCCAAAGAACTGATAACTTCTTGTTGTTTGAGGTATAATTTAAAATAAGATTTAGCTATATTTTTTAAGTCATCGATATCATCTATTTTATCAATTTCAGATGCATATTTAAAATATTCAAAATTTTTGGTTAAATTTTCTAATTCAATTTTATCGGGATCCATTAATCATCTCCTTAAGTAAAGATTTAATCTCAGCAATATCATTTTTAATTTTATCAATTTCTTGTCTTTCTAATATTTTATTTTGTGCTAGTCTTTGATATTGGTTGTATCCAATGGTATCACAATTTATTATAGCACCAGATTTTTCATCTCGGTACAAATTTGGATGTCCTTCTACTGGTATCATTATGCTAAAGCAATACTTCTTAGATCTTTAAATCTTGGCGGATATGCTGAGTTTGTACCAGACATTACTATTTTTATTTGGTATCCCGTAAAAATTCCCAAATTATTTGCACTAAACTCATAATCTCTAAATTCATCTTGTAAACTTGGTGTAACTAAAACATCTGGTAATCCATTATTTTTTGCAGGATCTACCACATCTAAGAATCCATCCAAACTTTTATCTGTAGTTAAGTTTGTATAACCTGGGAATAGTTCAAACGCTTGACCAACTTCACTAGAATCTGGTCTAATTAAACTATAAAGAACTCTAAAGTCTGCAGAATTATGCCTATATGCACTTACGATTACCTTTAAAGAAGTTGCCGCTTGTTGAAGTCTTACAATATTTGAAACGTATATTGCAGCATGTGGATCTCCTACGAATCCATTTACACGAGGATCTAAAGCATAGTCTGCGATAGGACTATTTAATCTATTTCCAATAAATTCTGATGATGCATTCTTCCAAAGAAGCATTGGAGATACGTTAGGATCTTCTGTTGCTAAATTAACTTTCAATGTAAATGATTTTCTGGAACTTAAATATGTTTGCTCATTAATTCTGGAGCAAACTAGTCTTGTTGACGTTAAGGCATTTGGTACATCTAGTTTAACTGGTTCATACTGCAGATCTGTAAATGAAGTTTCTGTTCCATTTACGCTTGTTCCGCTTGTTGTTCTCACTTCGGCGGATAAAGAAGTACCAACTTCTGGGGATATGGATGGTACATGTGGATTCACAAATTCATACTGAATATTTTCTGTAGATTCAACCATAGATCCGCCACATATATCCTCACGATTAAATGAAATTTGTGGAGCATTTGCTGGTGTTCCAGTAGGTCCTTGATCTATAATTCTATTTGTTGTATTGGAATCAAAATTTGTCCTATCAAATTGAATGTAATAACTATCAATATCAATTCCAGTATCGGCAATAGTATGGGTTTTATTAATTCTCTTTAATGAGACACCAGAAAGTTCATATTTGTAAACTAAAGTGGATAAATCATGGTCAACAATGACTGTTGAATCTATACCTCTTGTAATTCCTAATAGTTGCCCCACTCCAACACTAGTATACTTAATTATTTCATCTTCAATAATTACAAATCCAGGATTTATATTACTTACTGATAATCCTTCAAAGGTATCAAAATTAGAAGTGGATGCAACACTGATTGCAGAATCTGATGTTATTAGTTTTAGAGATAATGTTGTAGGTGGAATATCTGATTGTACATTATAAAGAGTAATCTTATTATTTTTAGAGTACATACTATGATCATAATGATTTACTTGGAAATAGTTTCCAGTACTATAGTTTCCGTAATTTGCAGATGATAAAATTGTAGTGGATCCAAGAGATATTAATGTTCCAGCAGGATTATAATATCCTAAAGTTGCAATACCAACATTGAGTGAATCGCCCTGGACATTTGTAAGATACAAAGTATCTATTTTATTTGCGATACCAGTTATAGTAATACGAGCTCCAAATCCAGATGCTGGAGATACAGAACTAGTTACGATTCCAACTACATCACCAACTTGGTATCCATTACCTGGAAATAGTTGAGAAACTCCTACACCAGTGATTGCTCCACCAGTGGCAGTAATATTCAATCTCAATCCACTACCATTTCCATTATAATTGAACGTTTGAACGGATCCAGTTGTATAATTAAATCCACCTGTGGTAATCGCTACATTTACTGCAGAAGATCCAGTTCCTGCAATTGTTCCTGAAAGATAAGTAGCAGACTGAACAGAAATCTTTCTGCCGGTTGTTAAAATTCCAATAATTGAACTATTATCTGTTGTCGTAATTCCAACTTTTAATTTTCTAGACAATACTGTTATTGGATTAGCAGATAAAGTTGGTATATACCCATTACTTTGATGTAAAGTTGGATTTACAAATAATGCACTGCCAGTTGTGGAAGTAAATTTAGCCTTATAAAGTTTAAATTTCAAATCCTGATATTGGTTTGCTGTCCAAATTGTACCATTTTGGGATTTGAACAAGCTACCAATAGCAAACTGTTGAGTGTATCTAACGGCTTGAGAATCTGGCAATGAAGCAGTATTAATTGTCTTCTGCCCCATTTCTGCAATCCAAACTTCATATTGATCAGTTTGAGGTGCAAGAAGAACAATGGCGTATTCTTCAAAAGGTTTTAGGTATATTGGAGTATCAAAAACAACATTTGTTGCTATCGATGAATCGTTAGAGGTTTGAATGTCATTGGGTGTAAGAGTTTTAGATCCCAATATTTCTTTAGTTGGAGTACCAAGACTTACTGTTCTAACTTCGACTGTTAATGGTGCGTTGCCACCATCTTTACTAGCAAAATATAAATCTACTGCGGTTAAAAATGCACCATTATCATCTTCACCCGGAACATTTCCACCTGTAACTTCAACATTTCCACCAACTGAAAATGATTGTGCCAATGGATCTACGAAGTAAATTGTTGTTGTAACTGTAGTTACTTTTTGTCTTTCTTCCCAAGTACCTTCTGCTTTGTAAATCGTTTCTCCAGAACAAATTAGTGTACTTCCAGGTAATGGCGTTGCATTTGTGGAACTTGAAGTTAACTTATATACTTTTGATCCCACTGCAATTCTTACTGCAGGGGGAGGCGTTGTGTTTGGATCTCTTAAAAAGAATGAACCAGAAATAAATCCATTTGCATCTGTGATTAATCTTAAATCTTTTACATATGCAACTGTACCACTAGATTGTCCAACTAATTTCATACCAATTGTTAGATATCCATTATAAAGACCTTGAGCGGTAGTGCATAAAGAGTTGATATCAACATTCAATATTTTAGAAGAAGCACTATATGCTGCTGGTACACTTTCATTTGTTGAATATGGATTGGCACTATAAGTGACTGAAGGGTTATCAAACGATCCTTCTTTATGATTTGATTTTGCAACTCTAAAGGTAATTTGTCCTACACCATTTAAATATCCCTTTACAGTCTCACCTACAGTAAATGCTCCAGATGCTCCATAGTTCTGTAAAGATGTATCTGATGCAATTTCAATGAGTTTGGGAATAAAGTCTACGCCACTAACACCATCTAAAAATTGATATAATCTTGTAAAAGGTTTCATATTCACAGCAGTAAATCCAGTATTACGAGACCTCATGTAGGTTTCTTTTCCACTTGCCCTTAAAACATCTTGAACACTGGTACTTGTACTTCTCCCAACAATTGAAAATGTTCCAGTTGCTCTCAACCAAACCCAATTTGTTTGATTTATTGTTAAATCCGCTAATCTAATTGTTCTAACCCAACTGTCTTGAGCTGGATTTAGTTTTACAGTTCCACTGTATGATATTACGTGGAAAGGGTTAACATTTTCTACTTTAGTTGCAAAAAGTTGATTTAACCAAGGAACCGATTCATAATTTAAAAGTATACCATCGCCAACTTTTCTTACATTACTATCTACTAAAGCATAATTTGAACTTAAATCAATTGTGCTATCTGGAGCATTTGTTGCGGGGCTTGGTCTTAGGTTCAAACTATTTCTTGTATTTTGAGTACATAGTTCAGTATTTTGTTCATCTATTCTTATTTTTGAATATTGATTATCAATTAAATCATAGTTTTTAAAGTCATCTACAAAAAATCCAGATTTAAATCTACTTAACCCATTGGCATCTTGAATTTGTAATGTGGATGTATTGAGTTCTAATAAACTTAATGAAGTTGTTCTTTCTAAATTTTCTATCCTATCCTCAAGTTTTCCAATATCTCGCATTGTGTATCGTCTATTATCATTTAGAGAAACCTGAGCATCTGCTGGATTATACAGATATGGTGGCAACGTAATAGTTGCAATTTCCATTACGTTGTTTGGATTGTTAGGTTCTTTTGGATCCGTACCTGGTGTTCCTTGAAGAAGGGTAAAAGTTCCAGTCTTATCTATATAAAGTTTATCAATTCTTCCCAAATAAAATTGATATCCTACTAAACCACTTTCGTCTGGTGCAACTATTAATTTTGGTTCTGTTCCAAATGATCTAGAAGAAAATTCAAAAGGTGATGATGTTGTCCCAGAAAATACACCAACTAGAGGTCTAAAATCTAGTGCATCAGATGCTCTGACATTATTGTTGCCTATTGATGGAATATCTTTTAAAAACCTTTCTTCAGAATAACTATTAACTGTAAAAATATCACCAGTATCTGATGATGCTACACTATAATGGTCAAATACAATTAATAATTGTCTTGCAGGTGGATTTTCTCCACTTTTTCTTACAATTTTAGAGTAATCATAATATTGTTCTTTTTGACCTTTATCTAAAGTAAATTTACTTGTAATATCACTATATTTTCCTAAACTTATTGATGCTATTGTTGTAATAATGTCAGACTCACTAAAGGTTACAGTTTCGCCAGCAACAAATTTTGAGGAATTTAAATATACTATTCCTAAATTATTACTAGATGGTTTTGATACAATTCTAGCAACTGCTTTACTTGTACTTCCTGTAATTTTTTCTCCAATAATAGCATTAGCATCTACATTAACAACTGCACTAAATGCCAATTGATCCAAACTAGGAGCAGTAGTATCTAGTGATTCATATACAGCAAGAACTGATACTACATCTGGATAATTCAGAGAAATTTCTTCATCTTGCACTCTCAATCCATAAAACTGATTATAAGTGAGTCCATCATTTGTTGTGGTGTTGATTCCAATACCAGATTCTGGATTTCTTGAATAAACTACATTGAGGGTTCTACTTCTAGTAAACTGCTTAATTTTGCTTTGAAGATTATTTTTGATAAATGTGGCATTTATCACTGATATCTGTTTGTTTGCTATACCAGAAAATGTCACTCTACTTGGATTTGACGTAATTAAAACTTTATCTGAAGTTAATGTTTCAATACTACCATCACTATATGCAATTGAATATCTTTCTTCATCAAATGCTGCAAAATTTATAACAGCAGAAGTAATACCAATATTAAAATTACCAACATCAACTGTTAAAGTATTTCCAGATACGGTAGGTGTAAATGATACATTATTTTGTGCTGTAAATGTTATATTTGAAGAATCTAAGTTAACTGATGAAATATTGTCATTTGGCAATCTTGCATATAAAAATCCTTGTTGATCATTTCTTATTCTTGCAAGACCAATAGAATATGGACCACTATATAAAGTTGCAATTCCTAAGGTGCCATCACAAATACCACTAACACTAGTTTCTGCTACAAGTGTTAGAGAAGTTAGAGAACTTGAAATTCCACTAACTCTATTATAAATTTCCGATGTTATACCTGGTCTTTGATATCTAATAATATCATCTGTTTTTATGCCGGTAAAAGTTGATGGAGATGCTACCGTTGCAGTTGCTATTCCACCAGATCCGGGAGTAATTGTAATTATTTCTGGTCTTACAGATTTATCTAAAAGTGAATCTGCTATAAACGCTGTTGAGAATCCACTGATACTCGTTGGTTGAAAAATTGATTTAATATCATTTGCATTATAAATTTTTATTCCAGAAATAGATCTTGGATATAGTTCAATACCATTGATTAAAATTTGCTCACCAATTACAAAACTTCCAGAGGTTTGTCTAATAGATATAACATTAGTTCCAGTGCCACCTGAAGAAATTGCATATCCAGAAGCTCCACTACTTTTACCCTTTATAAAAGAAGTCGCTGGCAATTCTACAGAAGAAACTGATTGATTTAAAGTAATTTCTGTAAATGTCTGAACATCATACAAATATAAATCCCATTGAGTTGGAGACCCCGTATATGCTGCATCAGTGACACTAAAGTTATAAACTCTTGCGACTCCAATTGTTGTTCCTGTTCCAGCTATGGTACTATTTTTTCTCCTGTTTTGAAGAAAAACTGCGCCCTTCAAAGAAGGAGCACCAGAAACATTATTAACTCTTAATATATTTCCCATTTGAAATGGGATACTTACCGAAGAAACAGTCTGAGTAGTTCTTGGTTTTTCCGCATCAATTACTTCTACACCCGTTTTTTCTACATCATATCCTTCAACATAGGCTTTACCTGGAGACAATTTTAAGCACATTAAATTATCACTAGGAATATTTCCTTGATCTGTTTTTTCTGTATCGAAATATAATCCATCATTGCCAATTCTATCATTCAAAGAATTGTTTAGTGAAAATTCAAATGGATCCACTACATAATTTCCAGATTCATCAAAAGTTCTTTTTGCAATCCAATCTCTAATTATGTTGTAAGATGATTGAACATCCATTTTTTGTATAGAACCATCTCTAATTCTTAATAATTCAACAAAATCAACATCATTAATATCATCTATAGATTTTTTAGTAAGAATTAAAGATATTTTAAATCTATCTGCACCCGGTGCCGCATAATTTGTAAATCCGCTTGCGTTATCATATAAATTCTCATCATCTTTTGCAGTAATAATTTCTTCTACAATCGATAAACCTACTCTATAAGTAGGCATATTTGTGTAGTAGTCTAATACTAAAGTTTGTTTTGCTACCCTTACAAAAGTGCCCCTAACAAAATAGACACCTTCTCCAATAGATGCTGCAGATCCTATTGAAGTCGCATCTGAAACAATTGTAGTTGCAAATGGAACTCCAGACCCTATGGATCCAACTGCTTCTTCTACATATAAGGATTCATCATCCTCAAAAGGAGAAATTAAATTATTAGCATCAGAATCTAGGTATTTTACATAAATGGTTGGATATTCAACTTCAGAATTAGTAGTTTGAACATATACAACCCTTGCAGTAATTCCAGAAACTTGTCCTATAATTGTTTTTCCAATAAAGTCTGAAAGATATGAAGTTATGTCTACTCCGTATTGTGTTGGTTTAAGTTTTACTGCATTAAATTGATTATCATATGCGATATTTCCTGGAATAACTAATGATCCCTCTTTAAAAATATGACTACCAAATGATTCTACTTGATCTTGTAATATTGACTGTAATGTATTTAATTCTCTTGCCTGTATTGGCTTACCTGGATTAAATAATACTTTATAATAGTTTTTATCTCTAGCCCCACTAGTAGGTTCATTAAAATCATCAAAATAAGGACTTACATTTAAATTAGTTTTTTGAGCCATTTTTTAAAATTCCAGGATAATTTTAACGTCTTCTTTTTGTCTAGAATTTCTCGTTACAGTTGGTCTATTATCTATGTAAATTACATCACCAGACTTACTATTTATCTCAGGATCTGCCAATCCATTTGTAAAATTAACTCCAAGATTAATTATTTTAGTTCCAAGTGTTGTTGTAATTCCACTAAATCCACTATCAATTGTGGCATTAAATCCCCCACCAGATTTACTAATCTGAGCAGTAGAATTAAAGACAAGTTGAGTGCCAGTTGATCCAAAAAATGAAGACATTCCAACAAAATCTGCATTAGTTGATCCGCTACCACCATTGTAATAAATTGAACGATCTCTGTAATATTTTAAAACTTTTGTTTCTGTGTCATATGAGACAACATAACCATATGCTTTTCCACCACTTACAGTTTGTTCAATCTTATCTCCTATAGAAACTGTTCCTGTAGGTGTGCCAGTAAATTTTATTGCATAAACTGAAGAAAATTCATTTCCACTAAAAATAGTTGTTCCAGTTCCAGTAGTACTAAAAACAAACGGATTTTTTATAATTCCAACCTGAGCGAATTTTGTATCGATTGGAAAGTCCTTTGTAGAGTCATCAAATCTTACATAAACTAGAACTTTATCTGCACCTAACTCTTGATATATATCATAACCATGTCCGTTTGAGGGTGGAATAATTGGTATTAAATTTGCATAAGATGCTGGAATATTTGTAGCTGTCGTTCCCAAATCAATTAATGCATAAGTGTAATTTTTCCCACCCGCAGTAACAACTACATCAGAAATCTTACCTTCAACATCAATATCAACAGAAACTTGCCCTCCACTACCATCACCAACTATATTGCATATTTTACCAGACTGTGTTGGATAACCATTTCCGGTACTTTTAATAAAAACTTGTTTTATTTGATTTTCATTTACTGTTGAATCGCCATTTTCTCTAACAGCAGTTATTTGGGAATCTGTAGATGTTGCCCAGTCATTTGGAACTGTTATATATTCTGTCGAATCGAATTTAATAATATCACTTGGAGCAATTGTATATAAAAATTTCCAAACATATCCATCAGAAAGTTCAGTTGGCTCTAAATCAGTAAAAGTTGGTTCAATTTGAGAAGAATTTCCTGAGGTTTTAATTCCAGAAGATCCATTATTAAGACAAATATAAACTCTGTAATCTGAATTTAAAACATAAAAATTTGAATCATATAATCTTAATGCGCCAGAAGAAGACCTATTATCAAGGCTATAATCTGGTCGATACATATCATATTGTTGTCCAGAAGTCCAATCAATTCTTCTTATTACTCTTCTGAGATTGGCACTGGTTATCTTTTTTCCATATAAAATAGTAGACTTGTAATGATTTAGATAGTCATAATTATCTGTTGGGTTTGGTGGATTGGTATCCCAAGTGCTAGATCTTCCAAATCCACTAGATGGTGAAGATGGATTTGAGAGCCCTACAAAAACATAATATGAATTTGAAGAGTTTGCTACAGAATCTACCAAATTTGATGCATTTAATATTCTAAGTTGATCCGTTACAAGTGCAGACATTTGGATATAGTTTTTTCTATATTTATACTAGGTTATAAAATCTTTTTTAAAGCTCCCACATTACGCAATCCATTTCCTCTCCTTTGCACTGTTGGATATGTAGAAAGTCCAGAAACCCTAAATCCAGTTAAACCAATTGCAATTGGACTAGATGCACGTTTGAATCCTGCTAGTCTTCCCCAAGAAATTTTTCCTGCAACAGGTCCTGTAGTATTCAGACCAGATACATTCGTTGTCGATAAAACATTACATGTCAATATTCCACTGCTAGCATTAAAGGCACTTACATTATAAATGCAATCTGCAAAAGTTGTTCCTATTCCAATTCTTTCACTATCATTATTATAAATTGAAGTTACTCCTCGTCCAACATATGTATCAAAAATATATACTGGATTTCCTACATTTAGATTTGGGAATGGTGCCATTACAGGATCTAAAATAAATTGAATTGCTAACGGTGCTGTTCCAACACCTGGACAAGTTGAAATATTTCTTATAATTCCAGAAAATCCTTCAACAGTGGTTATTTCGGTAATAAATTCTTGTTTTGGAACTGGTCTTTCAACGATAATTCTTGGTGGATTTGTGGATGTATATCCAAGACCACTGAAAGATACAACAGGACCACTAACTGTTCCTGTAGAACTAACTACAGCAAACCCTATGGCTGTTGATCCAATACCAACTCCAACTTTTTTAGGTGCAGCAATTTCAAGTTGAACTGTTGTTCCTGCTGGTCCTAAAGCAAAATATCCACTACCTGCGTTTGTTATTGTAATTCCAGTAATTCTACCCGCAGCATTAACTGTTGCACTAGCTGCAGCTCCAACGGGATCATCTTCTCCAGAAATTATTAGTGCTGAGCATTGAAATTCATTAACATCAACATTTTCGTAATTGAAAAATTCTGCATTGTCCACCCATAATTCATTTGATGCTGTATCAAAATCTTTGATGATTCTTGCTGTTGGGTAGATTTGTGGTTCTAAAGAATCTCGTGCTTTTGAAATAATTTTACCATCTATTATTTTGTCAGTATTTTGTTTTGTCCAAGAAATTGGTTTGGCATTTACAATATCAACTCCCTGATCAATATAAAGATCTGTTTGAATTTTATCCGAAAATAAAATTTCTGTTACAGTTCTTTCATTTTGTGTGGTTGTTATTCCAGATAAAGTATTATTTGAATATATTTGAACAATATCGCCATCTTTTACGGTTTCTCTTACATTAAATATTGCACTATCTGCCGCACTTCCTCTGTAGAAAAATATTGCTATTTTGTCTTCAACTTTAGGAGGTTGTGTAAATTCTACACTACTTCCACCTTCAAAAACATATGCAACTTTTGGTTCTTGTAGTATGCCATTAATAAAAATAATTAATAGTGAATCAAAGTCAATCAATGCTGCATCTGGAGATTCTCCTGGCTCAATACTTACCAATTCATTGTTATAGTATAATGGGAATCTTGTTCTGGTCCCATCCTGATAACTGGCAATGGAATCTATGTAATCCATCTCACCAAATTGCCAACATGAGAATGAATCCGAAAAAGTCTTCAAAATAGTTAACTGGAATTCTTTTATTGGTGATGCTAATCCTTTAGCAGTCACAAGTCCAACAGCTTTAACAACATCTCCTCTTTGGAATCCATATCCGTTTCTTGCAACTTTAAAATTCTTCACTTCAAACAAATCAGATGATCCAACTCCAGTTGTTGAAGCTGCTCCAACTTCTAGATTTAATAGTAAACCAACTCCACAATCTGTTGTTGATCCCATACTTAATCTAGAAACTCCAATTACCTCAAGATTTTCATAATTTGGTGGTGGAATTGTAAATCTAGGAGCACTTGAACCAATAGAAGTATAACCAGATCCAGGATTAACTACAGTAAACGCTAGAGTACCACCTGCACCAACTGTTGCGGTTATTGTTGCACCTGATCCAACAGATGCGGATATTGCTATGGATACTGGCGATCTGTATCCAGAACCAATACTTAGAGTATACCAAGGAAATACCGTCCCAAATCCAAGAGAAGCAGATCCGACATATCTATGGGGTAGTGTGCTAGTGCCAACGTTGGCAGTAAACCCTCTAGATGAAAGAATTCCTGTAACTTCGAATAAATATGCCCCGAATTTAGGTGATGGGAAATATGAAACTACACCTGCGCCAGATGGGCAAGTAAAAGCTAATCCTGCCAGTCTAACACGATCATTTCCGGATAATCCATGATCTGTGCTAGTTCTTATTGTAATTACACCAGTTTCATTGTCGTAAGATGCAGTGCTAACTGCTACAGAAGCTCCTGTATAGGAAATACCAACAACACTTGTTATAGTTCCTCCAGTTCCAACTGTAGCTTTAACCTTTGCTCCTACTAAAGGTGCATAACCAAGTCCTGGAGTAGATCCGAGTGATACTATAATACCACCTCTAGGGACTTGATTCAAGTTAATATCTGATGGTGAGGTTATATATTCTCCTGTTCCAGCTGAAGTAATTCCCGCAAAAACAATACTACTAATTCCAACTTCAGAAGTAAATTCTGGATTAGTCGTAATACCAGCAGCAAATCCAGAATATTCATCTGGTCTGAGATAATATGGTGCAAATGGATCTTGAGTAAAGGTTGTGTTATCTACAATGGAATAATTATTTGCTGGATTGTTTTGTGTAGTAGGTGTTTGGAATATTCCATTAAGGATAACAATTCCATTAGATCCATCAGATCCCAATCCAGAAGTATTAATTCCATTTATAGTTAACGTATAAGTTCTTCCTATACCATTAAAAGTTTCTGATACATCATCGTATATAATATTTGTACTGTAATTTTTTCTTAAGAAGACTCTTCCATTAAAATATGCTCTAGCTTCTGGTAAATTATCGAGATCTGAAAATAATTGATCTTCTAAATTACCTTCTGGTTGTTCAGTGAACCAAATGGTATTTTTACTAATATTATAAGATCCCCTATAAAGGTTTACATTACTAAAATCTACATGACTTGTAATTGAACTACCTACAAATCCTCTGTCCACTTGTACGAGTGGGAAAGTCCCTGCAAAAGAAATTGGACCAGTAAGGTTGGTTGAAAGACCAAGATTTACCACTTTCATATATTCATCATCAATCTTCAATACGTCATTGATACGCATTGAACCTATACCACTCAATTTGAAAATTGTGGAAGCTGTTCCAATAGATCCGTAATTATCAAGAGTGTAATTTAATTTTGCATAAGATAATGGAGACTGAATTATATTGTTAATTGAAATAATAGTTTTTTCATTTTTCTTCTCCATTTCTAATTCATGTGCATTTCCAGATCCTGTAGATGTAAATGTTATGGCAATTCCAGAATATGCATTCTCTAGTGTTGCTGCCAATCTAAATCTATCATTATCCAGTCTAATTGCCCATACAACTGGGGGCAATATAGTTGTAGTGAATCCTAAGTAATCAGTTGTTGCTCCGATACCTGGCGCAATTGCTGGAACTGAAATGAATGAGGAGTTAGGTCTATAATACAATTTTTCCGCAGTTTGGAAGAAGTGATTTGCAATAGAAAATGTTCCTGTTGATTGATTAAGAATTGTTGAATTGGCTGGATTAAACGTTTTCATAAATATTGGAGTTTCATTATAAAATGCTTCGAAGTCAAGTCTATTAACTTCTTTGTCATTAACTGCAAAAAATCTACTAATACCTACAGATTCAGAAACATTTTGATATGTTAAATTTTGAGATAAATTAATATAATCATTTTCGTCATAAAAAATCTGATTATAACTTAGTATTTCATAAGTTGTTGCAGTGCTAGTTCCGGAAAGATTTGTATCTGGATAAAAAATCAATGAAGCAATATTTCCATTTTTTCTTCCACCAAAAGTTCCAATTCCATTTGTACTTCCTGCAGATATAAATGGATATTGGTACGTATACATATCACTCAAATCTACTGTAGTCAATACTTGATGTAATGCACTTGTTGATCCGACACTTATCTTAATAATTGATTTTGAAGAAGAAAATATATCTGTATCATAAGAAAATACTGTGGACGCTGAAGAAACTCTTCTAAAACTTGATCCCAATGTAATAGTTCTTTCATCTCCATCTGGTTGACCATCTGATTTGAATCTATATGTTCCTATTCCAAGTGCCGTTGATCCAAATCCAACAATTTTTGATCTAATCGTAACTGAATTTGGAGAAGTATTTGTATATCTAAATGAGACAATACCACTCGATAACGATGCGGTAAATGTTCCTATGAATTGAGTGCTGCTATCTTCTTCAGTATCAAAATAAAATTCTCCTAAATTGGTATCAACTCCATTTGTATTATCTAAGAAAAATTCATAATAATTCATTTTATTGGTTATATTATCAATTAAATGAATTTGAGAAAATGCAGATCTTATTGTAGATTCTGGCTGGTTAATTAAAGTAAATGTGGATCCAGCTCCAACTGTTGATGTAATACCAGATAATGTAATAAATCCAATTGAAGTAGATCCAACACCAACATCTGAGGTTGGAAATTTTGTGTTTAATATTTTTATATCATATGTGCTATCATATGGATCATTTGGTACAAATTTCAAATAATGCTCATTTAGTTCATCAACTTCTCCATAAATTTCTCCTAATAAATTAGAAGTATATCCAACTTCTGTAGTAATTCCTGTAGATAATGATCCTCGTTCGAAAGAATATAGATTTGGTTCGCCAGTTATGCCAGCATTATCAGTTAATACAATAACTTCTGTTATTTGACTTGTTGAATCATCTTTTTTTCTAATTTGAATCAAATAGCAGTTAATTTTATCGGAGGGAACTATTGATGCAATTTTTGAAGATGTTGCAACTTCTTGATTTGTACTCGAAAACAGAGAACTAATATCATCAATACTCAAAACCCTATTGCTTTCTGCTGCCACATAGTTGGCTAATTTTTTAGTATCAAAAATTATAAATCTAGATGTGCTTTCTTCTATATTTGTATCAATATCTTTGACTGTATCGAAATTTGAAATAGTAGTGACATTTTCTAGATTTATGATATCATATAGAATTGATAGAAGCTCTTCAGTTGCAGTTGATCCGACACCAACATTACTAAAAATTTCAGTATCCGAGAAATTTTTTAATCCAACCGAGTGTAAAATATTATTAACGGGACTTACAATATCGGACCAAGTTTGCTTACTTTTTATACTATATGAAAGATTTTGATAATAGTCATTATTAGATATTACCTGAGTATCTTCACTAAGTTTTCCAATATTATCTGACCATCCTAACTTTTGTCTTGATGCATAATCAACACTGAAAATACCAGTTGAAGCATTAATATTATTAACTTTAGCTTTAGTTCCAGACTGAGATCCTCTTATATTATCATTTAATAAAATATCATAACTCCCAACAACTTTAATTGTACTTCCAGAATTTTCTGTAATTTTTAAATCCTGTAGTTCGTAAATTCCACTAGTATTTTCTACTTCCAAATATTCGCCAGTTATAAAAGGTGCATATGTTTGTACAACATTAAATTGTGGATAATTTTTATAATTTACTATAAATCCGTAAATATCTAAGGATGTTTTTGCTATACCTGGGTTTGTAGTTGTCCCCAATCCGACAACGCTAAACTTTAAGTTTCTTGGTAAAGAAGTTCCTGCATTTTCATAGTCAGTAATTGTAAAAAATTGATATCCATAATTTTCTGAATTAAATCCCTGCCCTTCAGTTCCATATTTCTCAATTCCTTCAACATAAATTTTATCTCCAACTTCAAATGGTTCTTCAGAAAATCCAGTTAAAGGTGTTATTAGTTGACAAGTAATTATTCCAGAGTTAGAGGAAGAAATTGAATTTATACCTACTCCATTAGTGTTGTTAATAGATTTTATTGTAACTATGGTAGCAGGTAAACCTTTTGGTGGGACTTCAACTGAAACAGATCTGATTGAATTTCCAAAAAACTCTGGGAATAAATATCCAGAATTTATTTTTTCTCCAGTAGTCGTATTTACAATGATTAAATTTGGAGATGCTGTGTAATTTTTTCCACCATTTAAAATATCAACCCTTTCTATTGTAAATAGATCATCTAAATTTAATAATTTTGAAACATTAGCTTCTGGTTTTAACGTTTTATCGGAAGCATACCCAAATCCTTCATTTAAAATTCTACTTTGATTGATTTTTCCAACTTTAGTTGAATTTGCAACAAGATATGCTCCAGTTCCATCATTAGATTCAATCGTGGAAAATATTGGTAATTTTTTATAGTTAAATCCTCCAGACAATATTTTTATTTTCGAAACTCCACCATTTGCGGTTGAGGAGTCTGTTTTATATTCTAATGTGTCGCATTCACTTGTGTTATATGATGGTCTTTCTGGATTATTTTTTAAAGATAATGCAAATTGTGTAGACCCAATAGATGTAATTTGATAATCCCCAGTGTAATAGCTATCAATAAAATTAATTTGAGAATAATTTTTAACAGAAACGTCTGCCGTGCTAATAAATCCAGTTCTACTCAAAGCATAATATAATTTTGTAGGTACATTTTCGTTGAAATTAATTTGCAATGAAGCATTTGTAGATATCCCTGCAGTTCCAATTCCTAATGTTGAAAAGATGCTAGTTCCGCCTGCAGAAACAAATCTATTTTTAAATCCAGGATCGTAGAATAATTGAAATTCATATCCATTTAAAGAAGAGTTTCTTAAATCAAATAAAAGATTATTATTTTTAATTGCATTCAATGGTGGGTTAATTAAAGAAATACTCTGAGTCGTAGCTCCTGCACTACCACCGCTAGTAATATTTACGGTGGTTGGTGGATTTGAAAAAACATCCTCCAAAGTTTCTGATAGTTTAATTCTATTGTTATCTACTTTGTAAACAAAATAAAACGTATTATTTGCCAATCCTCCCGCAGCAGTAGTTGCAGAATATCTTATCTTATCTCCTGTGTTTAAATTATGATTTGCTAATGTGAAAATATCATTTGTTGCATTAACAGATGCTGATCCAAAGAGAATTGGATTTACTAAAATAAACCCAGAAAGAGTATCTCGTTGTATTCTTATGGAACCAGAAGTTCCTATTCCAACATTAATATTTGGTTTAACTGAAAGATGTATCCTATCGCCAGTTGTTAAATTATGAGAAGTTGATATTGATATAGTTGAAGTAATCTTTTGTACAGTCCCCACTACTTGAGTTGAAGTTGATTCAATTGAATATTCATAATCATCTGATCCATTATCATTAAAAAATAATCCGTTTGTAGATGTTGTTAAACCAACGCTAGTGACTATACCGATATAATCTACGGATTTTTTAATTACAAATGCAGTTCTAGCAATACCTGCTATTAATTGGAATGTAGATGTAGTTATTCCAACTCCAGAATTTGTTACTGTAATAGATGAAGCACTTGATACTCTTCTTAAAATTACCCTTTCATTGGTTTCAAATGGATGATTTGGTAAATAAATTGATTGACTTGGGATTGATACCGTAGTATTAGTTGATAATCCGACATTGTAAAAAACAGTTGTAGCAGTTCCTGGTGTTGTCCCAATTCCAACAGATTGCTGAGGATTAAAATAAACTATTTTTTTATCAGTAGAATTAAAAGATGCAACAGATTTACTAAATGTAAAAGTATCAGGATTAAAAGAAACTATTTTTCCCGCAGTATGAGAAGTTCCTGTTGTTCCTCTCCTAACTCTAAGAATATTTTGACTATTAAAAATATTTAAAATTGAAAGTGTTTCTGTACCAATTCCAATACTGCTTCCTATCGAAAGATTTGAAGGCAAAGTAGATAAAACAATATCAGTAACGAATCCAGTAAATTGATATTCTGGTATCTCTTGAATAAGAACTGTTGTATATGAATTTATACCAACCTGATAAAATCCATTTAAAGAACTGAGTTCAGTTGAAAATCCTGATATACTTACGTAATCTAAATTTTTTAAATCATGTTTTGGTGATACTTTTACACTTACAGTATCATCATTATTCCAAGTAAATACTGCATCAGTATATGTTAAAGTGCTTGTTTCAATATTATTAATTATTTCACCCTTAACTTGCGATACTTCTGCAATTAATCCCCCACCATCAGTATTACTATTATCAAATATAATGTTATCTCCAACTTTATAATTATCACCTGACGAAATAATTTCAATATTTTCTACTGGACCAGAAGTTACTGATTCGACAATAGTTGTTTGATTTACAATTTCATTTGATTCGGTTAAGAAATCATTATCTGCATATGGGTCTGAAACTTTATATGGAAATGTGTTTCTAATAAATCCAGAATTATTAAAATCTATAGATTGATCTAATGTTTTATTTTCCGTAATAAATTTTGATTTATAGCGATCTCCTACAAAATATGGAAAACTTCCAACTTTGTTATTATTGGAATCTATAACAGAAGTTGCAAAATAAGCATAAACTCCATTTGGAAATTCTGGAGTGACACAATACCTTCCATTAGATGGATCTAAATCTCCACCTCCAGTAAATGTGTAATCTTCTACAAAAAATCCAAGATTGAATCCAGTTGGTCTGTTTATTATATTAGATAAACTAATTTTTTAATAATTGAGTTTTTATTTTGTGGATTGGAATATCCATAAGCACCGTATATTGGATTTCCATCATATGCCCATCCAATAATAGGAGAATGTGCTGTTCCAGTATCTCCAAATTCAGTTTGAACTATCCCAGAATATCCACATATTCCATATTGTAGATTATTATAAGATGAAACAATTAGTTCATTGGCAGAAGTAAGATTATCTGTAATATCATCATTAATAATATTATTATTAACAGTAATTGATCTGACTTGAGGGTCAAATGATGCATTTTTTCCAGAAGATACTACTTTTAGTTTTGTTGTTGAATCGTATCCACTTCCACCATTAATAATTACAACATCTGTCAATTTATAATTATTAATTACAGGTTTTAAAACAGCACCATTTCCTGTTCCAGAAATTTCAATTGTTGGGGTTGAATAGTACTCTAAACCACCATATGAAATTGAAACGTCCGTTATTTCTCCATCGGTTATAATTGGTCTAATCTCGGCATTTTTTCCATTTATTATTCTTATTGATGGTTTTAAATGATAATTTATAATGGTTGATCCATAACCAACTCCAGAAACAAATGTATATGCATCAATAATACTACCTTTTACGATTGGAGTAGCAGATATTACGCCCCTAAATTGAGTACTGCCCAAACCAACTGCAGTATATTCTACTTTTAAATTTATATCTGGATATGCAAAATTATGATAACCATTTCCAGTTGATCCAAAACTTACTGGTTTTCTTCTGAGGAAATTTACTGTGGTGGTTGCACCTATTCCAGCATCAGACAATTGAAATCTATCATTATCTAACTTAAGAACATAATACTGTTTTGTTGTTGTTAATCCAGAAAGAGGACTTGCGACCGAAGATCCAATAGCAGTATTTGAATAAACAATCAAATCACCATCACTAAATCCATGATTTTTATATAAAACTATATTTTCTACCGTTGATATACCAGATCTAAGAACACTTAATTTTCTGTTAGTATAATCAAATCCAGAATCAACTACTTTAATTTCTGTTAGAGTTTTTCTTGGTTCAGTTGCAAATTTATGCACTCCAGATGTTCCCGCAGTAGAAAATCCAATCGTATTGATTCCAATTTTATAATCATTTAAGGATGCATAAAGTTGAATTGTTCTATCACTAATAAATTTTGTATAATAAACAGTTTCTTCTCTTAAATTATTATCAGGAATAATGCTATTTCCACCCAAATAAGTTGCTATACCTAAAGGTTGATTAGAACCAGGTCTATAAGTAATTGGTTGACCATTAATTAACCCATGTGGAGTTAAAAATGTAATTGTATCATTATCGACATCAACACCACCCTCATCATCCAATATTCTAGCATCAAAAGAAATTTCTCTTCTTCTCCTTTCTAGGATAGGATCAAAAGAAGCTGCTTTACCATTTCCACCAGTAATTGCAACAGATACTATAACATCAACATCAAATTCTTGAGGATCAACAAAAATTCTTTCAACTTTTCCACTTACAACTGGACGCACAGATGCAATACCTGACGAAATTGCAAGAGCTGGTGGATTAATAACATCATAATCTGATCCTCCATTCAGAATTTTTACTGATTCTAATGGACCATAGTAAATTTTATTGTCAGATTTATATCCATAAACTTCAACTCCATTAATTAACATTCCCACAGGACCTGGTTCTGTGAAATCAATATCTTGATCTCCAGTATCATAATTTATTGTTAATGGAAATTTTCTCAATATTTTTTGTGGAGATAAAATTCTTTCTCTTTGAGAACTTAAAGTTAAGTTATGAGTTCCTGCTGGGAGTTCACCAAATGTTAGATAATTTGAAGATCCTATTACAGATCTAGATGCATATAGTCTAACTTGTGTATTTCCTGGTAAAACTTCAACATAATATATTCCCTCAACTAGTGATCCTAAGGGAGACCCAGTATACGTGTAATATACTTCACTTCCAGTTAAGAAAGAAACTTGTTGGGAAAAAACTAATCTAGAATAAGTTCCAGTTTCTGCATCAAAACTAGCAACATTAACTATATTATATGAAAAAATCTTTTTAGTAATTGTATAGGATGGAAAAGAATTTGATGCAATATAAACATAATCATCATTTCCATTATAAAAATTTTGAATGTCTGATGTTATTTTATTAAATTCAAGTGGAACAACAGAACTACTTGCAGTTTTGATTTTTCTTCTGATATCATAACTAGATCCTTGTGTCAAAGTGAATGATGAATTGGTAGTGATCTGGTTTCCAGAAATTGCATTAATTCTCAAATTAGATGCAATTTTTGTTTGTGATCCTCTGTTTAGAACATCAATATAGTCTCCTATCTTTAAACTAGACTTATCAATAGAACTTTTTAATATGCATTGGTTGGTGGTTACAACAGTTCCATTCGGTGTTGATGTTGGAGCGAATGTATCTATTTGATATCTTGAACTAGTATTATAAATCCAACTATTAGCAAAAATTTCTTTGTATGATTTATTTGAAGTTGGATTTTTAACTTTTTCTCCAATATTTTTTACGTATATTTGCTCACCAACACTTAGTGCAGAGTTTGATTGATCTGGATCAAAACTAGATAAAACTCCAGAAATTCTAATTACGACTTTACTGTCAAGATTTCCATCTTCATATCCGTAATATGTTTCATTAGAATATATTGTCTCTGCGGTAGAAATGCCTGAATTTACTCCGGAGCATCCAAAAAATTGATTAATACTTTTATCAGTATATGTGATAGTATTATTGTCTGTATAAACAATTCCGCTATCTGGAAATCCAATTGTAGAATCTACAATTATAGTGGAACTTCCCGCAGAAACATAGTCTATACTTTTAGTAGATCCTGTAATATTAAATGTTCCAGTGATGGTTGGGGCAGAGTCATCATATCCAACAAAAAGTAATAATTTATAGTATGATTGACCCTTTCTTCTAATTAATTCTACTTCAGATACTGATGCTGTAGTGTTAGGATCTGTTGTTTTAAATATCGTTTGACCTTCTAATTTTAGTGGATCTCCAGAAATTACTTCCGCGACAACTACATCTCTTCTAATAAACGTTGCATATGATGGTTTAAGTAAAAATTGTTCTAAATCAACAATCTTTGGTGTTTCATTAAATAATATATTGAATAAAATTCTAAATGATTCTGGTGTTCCTTTTGTTTGGTAAAGCGTTCTTGCTTCTTTTATAAAATTACCAACATTTAATTCTGGAGTAAAATCTTTATTTTCTAATCCAGGTGTTAAAGAATATTTAATTTTTTTATAAAATTCCTTTAGAAATAAAGAACTTAAATTTTGAACAGTTGTTAATCCTACATGCTCAGAGGCAGAACTCTCAGAAAAAACT